ATGGATCTCAGACATGGGCTTCCTCCCTGGGCATGGTTCCGTAGAGTTTGGTGCCGAGTTGCTTGAGCAATTCACGCTCTGGCCAGGTGAGGCGACCATCGCTGATGTCGACGACCAGAATGCCTTGCTCCTTCCAGCCTTGACGCTTCATGTCATCGGGTTGAACGCGTTCTCCGCCATAGCCTTTGGGGTAATATCTCATCGCATCCCTCCCTCGGTCTCTCGAGTGGTGACGGATGTGACGGGTTCTCCCTTATAACCCGTATACACGCGCAAGCGCGCACGCGTGACGCCGATATAGAGGGAATCCGTCACATCCGTCACCGTATTGATATTGTTGCGTTTCATTTTTGACCTCATTGGCTCAAAATTCTATTTCACCGGTATCTACAGACCTATCCTGCAACCTAAGCCCGCGGAATTGACGAGCTGTCTTGCTGCGCCATTGCTCGAACCCCCGGTTGGTTAGGTTTTCTGAAAACCGCTTGATCGAGCCTGCGAACTCGCCATTGGCTTCGGCCCAATTCTTCCAGTCGGCATAAAGGGCCGCCGACATTTCGGTGTGACTCGCCCTGCGTTCGCAGCGCTCGTCGAGCCAGCGGCCGAGAGCGTCCTCGGATTCAAAATATTCATCGGTTGCGGCCATGACCGCTGCCGGGGGCCTGAGCCCAGTCCGTTGCCACATGAGGCAACCCTCGACTGCCCAGGCGAGGATGCCGTCGCGTTCGGCCAGCAATCGGTCGGGAAGCTGCTTGTCGCGTTGGGCTGGAGGAATGGTGACGGTGAATGGCACCATGTGGAGGCGACGGCGCATTGCTTCATCAACGTTGCGGATAGCCGGTTTGTGGTTGCCTGCGACCAGCAGCTTGAATTGAGGAACAAATTCGAAAAAGTCCTGGCGCATGAAGCGGGCGGTTATTTTATCACCGCCGGTCAGCGCCTTGAGCTTACTTTCTGCCCAGCGGCGTCCCTGTTCGGTTTCGATTGAAGTTACGATGCGCGCACCGCGTAAGCCCGCCATATCGGTCGGGTGACGCTCGGACGTGGTGGCCATGAACATGTCCATGGCGGCGACGGTGGCGTAATCTCCCAGGATGATGGTCAAGGTGTTGGCGAAAACGGATTTTCCGTTGGCGCCGGTGCCATAGAGGAAGAAGAGCGCATGTTCGCTGGTTACACCGGTCAGACAATATCCTGCGACGCGCTGCAAATAGTCTTGCAGATCCTTGTCGCCGCCCGTGACTGTAACCAGGAATTGCCGCCAAGTGGGGCAATCTCCCTGGGGTGTCGCGAGAGTGATCTTGGTCATCGCCTGTGCCCTGTCGTGGGGTGTGAGGCCGCCGGTGTGGAGATCGATCGCGCCGCCTGGTGTGTTAAGCAGCCAGGGATCGCGATCCCACACCTCGGTGGTGGCGGCATGAAAGCGGTCAGCACGGGCCAACCGCTCGACGGCTGCAACAGTGGAGGCTGTTGACAGCTTAGAGCGCAGCTTTGCCGTCCGGCAGGTCGAGGCTGCATCCCGACAGACCAGGCGTGCGAGATCGTAAGCGAGAAGGGTGCTTTCCTTTTCCCACCGGTGACCGGTCCAGCACAACCATTGCCCCCAGCCAGCTACAAAGCGCCAGTTCTCAGCATGGGTGTGAGTGAAGGAGGCTGCCAGCGCATCCTCGGTGAAGGCGACCGGGATGGGATTCTGGTCGTCATCATCGATCTCTTCTTCACATTCCAGATCATCATCTTCCTGTGCGCCACCCTGCAACTGATCTCGTTGCCACAAACGCTCGGATTCATATTTAAGGCGATCCATTGCCCATGGTGGATCGATCCGGGCTTCGTTGTAGGCGACTATTTCGTCCCAAGCTTGGGTTCTGGTTATGTATCCCTCGCGACAACGGCGGATCCAATAGCCGATCACCCGTGACAGCGCATCGAAGCGGGTGGCACCATCTACGCCGCCTTCCCGGACCCGCTGACCGAACAACTCGGTGACCGAGCCCTTGGCGGTTCCAGCATCGTTGAAATCCAGCCACGGCGCGCTTTGCAAGTTTGGAAGCGAAGCTGCCGAGGCACTTTCACCTTCGAGTGGTGGCATGGCCATGACCGCCTCGGCTAACTCGCCGAGATCGTATTCGGCGCTGTTCGATGCGATAATCTCGACCAGTCTTCTTTCTTTTTTGGCATGGATCGAACCGGCGACGCGAATCGGCTGATGGGCTGAGCGGAAAGAAGTATCACCACCGGCCTTGATGGCAATGATGTGTCGCAATCTGCAAACTGTAGCGATGTCGCCGCCCTCAGCAGGTTCGCTCAGCTGCCAATAGAGATGCAGTTTGCTCTGCCCTTCGGCGGTGATTCCCCCGGAGGCGACTTCGAGGGTGGCTGGACCGAGGTGGTGGATCAGATGGTCACGCTTGCGGTTGATGTCACCGTGATCGAGATCGACCAGAACCACCTGGGTCTGTGCTACGTTCTCGGCCTTGGCCTTTCCCGGGGCGGCAACCGTGCCCGGCACGACGTAGAGGGCCATGTCGCCGTTGGCCGCCCACGCTGCCTGGCGGGACAGTTTGGCCGCCAGATCGGCGTCTGCCTCGATAAACGGCAAGTGCGAAGGCTGGGATCCCGTCGCCCCCTTTTCTGGCAATGCTCGAACCGGAACCCATCCGTCGCAATAACCGAACACTACCTCAACGTAGGTCGCAATCATGGCCGGGTTGGGTTCCATGTCCGCCGCCATCGGCACGGGATTTTGCACGGTCATGCCCAGCACCTTATTTTCCATGGACAGAACCGGCATTCGAAAAGCTGGGGATCTGAGGTCATGCGGGGCAACAGTTCGCCCGCATCGGTGGCCCGCAGGATACGAACCGCGCGGTCGCTGGCCCGTTGCGCAAGATCACAGTCGAAAGGCACCAGTTCGTGATGCAATTCTGCCGTGTCCTTGTTTATGGCGGTAAACAGGGCCGGATTTGCCGAGATGCCCGGCACAGTGCCTTCCATATAGGCCTGATAGAGGGCGATCTGGGAGGCGTAGACCGGCTTGGAGACGGCGACACCCTTGGCTACGGTCTCGCGCCAGTTCTTGGCGTTCATGGTTTTGCATTCCCACAAGGCGGGAACGAATAGGCCAAGTTCCGAAGGCGCGGCGGCGATGATGCCGTCGACATGACCGCGAATGCGGCCCCCGGCGGACGAGAAACCGAACTGCTCACCTTCTGGGCGATTGCCTTTGCGAGTGTAAAGATCAATCCCGGCTCCGCGTAGCCAACGGATGGCCAGATCCTCCAAGGCATGGCCGATGGCGAAGATGCGCAAGGTCTGGCCATTGAAGTCGGCACCGTCGTCCTTGGGCGCGCTGGAAAATTCAAATTGAAGAGCACGCTCGCAAGCATGGCCCAGACGGGACGCGCCGAGATAGGTCCGGGACGGCACCCCTGCCAGTTGAGTGGTCAGGCCAGTGTCGATGGCCGCATTGACCATTTCCGTGAAATTCGGACGATGATTAAAATCCAGCATCAGAATGGGATCCCTGTGTCGTTGGTCTTGGCCATATCGCGCATGGCGTCCTGGAAGCCGCCGATTGCGGCTTCGATCAAGGTCAACGCCTGGGCTTCCGTAAGATCGATCAGGCGGGTTTCCCAGCCGATCTCCTCCATGATCTCGGACACCACCTTCATGGCGACGCGGATGGCTGCCTGCTCTTGTTCGGTCAGGTCAACCATGACTGGCTGCTCCCGCGCCAAGCGTGCCCAGAAGCCTTGGCAGCTCATGGAGCAGAACCAGACAGATGGCCGGAGCCGTCCTTGGCGCGAAGCCACTTTCGATGATTTTGGCGGCGAAGCCGCCGGACGGAGCGGATCGAACCAACCAAAACCACGAGTTGGCCGCCGACAGACGGCACAGAGTGTTCCACGCGGATGCCACATGCGGAGACGAAAAATGGAGGACATGAGCGATTTCCATTATGCGGCCCTCTTTGCCTCGTTCTCGTTGGCTCCAAGCACCAGGGAGCGGATTGCTTGGCGATTGAACCTAAAGGCCAGCAGGGCGGATGCCTGATAGCGGGTCAACCCGAGATCCTGTCGGTACTCTGTCGGCAAGATGGCAAGTTGCTTGTCGGAAGGCGGCTGGCTTAACCAGCGCTTACTTTTGTGGGCGCTTTCGTCCGTCTCGTTCTGGTTCAGCCAATCGTCGGCGGCGGCTAGGCAGACGGTACGCTCCCCGATGGCCAATAGATGCGGGTTGTGGCGATTAAGGCCGCCAACGCTGTACCAGCGGCCATTAAGAAAGAAAATACCGCTCCAGGCGTTGAACCCGCTGGCCACCAGGGCGGCGTCATCTCCGAACAAATCGCACCAGCGGAAACTTGAGCGCTTTAAAAGATCGATCTCGGTCATGACGAAATCGCCCATGGGCGTCCCCGGGTCGGCAGCAGGGCGTTCCCAGACATGGCCGCAGAGTGGGCATTCGGTGACACCCAGCGGTACGACCGCGCCACATTCGGGACATTCCTTGGTGGGAGCTTCTCCGGTGCCCTCGCTACCGTTCAGATCGATGTCCTGTTCCAGCGAGCCGTGCATGATGCTCGACGTGCCGAAGTCCAAGACGATGCAGTCGGTCTTGATGATTCCTGGATGCTCCTCCGGATTGACGGTGCGCAACCCCCGGCCAACCATCTGGATCATGGTGCTCTTGAACGAACTGGGCCGCAGCAGCACCACGCAGCTGGTGGGCGGGTGATCCCAGCCTTCGGTCAACACCGCGACATTGACCACCACTTGGGCCTTGCCGATAGCATAGTCGGCCAGGGCGGCCTTGCGCTCGCCGTCGGGCATTTCACCGGTGACCATGATGGCCAGGATCCCAGCGCTTTTGAAGGCTGCGGTGACGCTAAGGGCGTGCTCAACCGTGGAGCAGAAAACCACGGTCTGCCGGTCGCCAGCTTTGGCCTGCCAGTGGCGAATGACCGCCTCGTTGACCGGCACGGTGTTCATCACCCGCGAGACTTCTGTCATGTCAAAGTCGTCGCCAGCGCGCTTGACCTTGGCAAGGTCCTCATGAACCCCGACATCGATGATAAATGTCCGAGGCGGCACTAGATGTCCCGAGGCAACCAATTCGCCTATTTTGATTTGGTCGGCGACGTTGGAGAATACATGCCGCAGCCCCTTGCGGTCGCCGCGATTGGGCGTCGCCGTGACCCCATAGATGCGGCACATGGGGTTGCGATGAAGCGCACGGTCGATGATCCGCCGGTAGCTTTCGGCAGCGGCGTGGTGCGCCTCGTCGATCACCAGCAGATCGAGAACCGGCATGGCATCGAGATTGGATTGCCGTGCCAGAGTCTGCACCATGGCGAAGGTGACTTGTCCCTGCCAGGATTTTTCCCCTGCATCGACCACCGAGGTGGTGATTGCCGGATTGACCCTGTGGAATTTGCTTCTGTTCTGTTCCGTCAGTTCATCCCTATGGGCGAGCACGCAGGCTTTGGCCTGGGTGCCGCCAATCACCACGCTGGTGGTGGCCGATAGCATGATCGTCTTGCCGGCCCCGGTGGGAGCAACACCCAGGGTGTTTTGGTGTTCGTCCAGCGCGCGGGTGCTACGCTCGACGAACAGTTTCTGGCGGGGGCGCAGTAGCATGGCCGTTCCCCCTACTGGGCCCAGGACGGACGATTACCGGGATTGGCGGGCGTCGAACTGGCGGATTGCCCGATGGGCTTGGGTGCCGAGCTGACGATCCCCATCAGACCGGCATATTCCTTGTGATCGGGTGTGATGGCCGCGCGGATCTCGTTCTTGTCGTCGCCGTTGGTGTCCTTGCCGACGTCGATCCGAGCCAGAAACTCCAGGCCGTCCAGATCGCCAATGCCGTTGATGCGCCGCGCCGCCTGGGCCTGGGGCGAGGAATCCTTGTCGGACAGCCCGCGGGCGGAGTTCAGCATGGCGCGCACCAGGGCGCGGCCCATGTTGCTCCATTCTGGTCCCTTCGGGCTGTACAGGCCGATTAGGGTGAAGATCTTGCGCCGAGCATAGGGGCCTTCCAGCACGGTGAATTCGCCGCTGATATAGATTGAACCGGTGGTGTTGCGGGTGGCGTAGCCGCCGGTCCAGCCCTGGGTCTGGTCGTCGTAGCCGCCGGGGCGGATGGACAGCCGGACCTTGGCTATGGCGCCCTTGGGTATGATGTTGACGACCGGTTTGGCATCGTTGAAGTCGTTCCAGGAATTAGCCATGACAGTGCGCTCCTCTTGTCAGGATTGGGCGTGTTCGGAATTGGTGAAGCCCGGGGCGGCGGCGTTTGGGCAGCCGTATTCCAGGCGCTGGGCGGCAGGCGCGGCGGGACCACGGATCTTGTCCATCAAGCGACCGAGATGCGGTGCCTCGATCATATCGAGACGGCCGCTGCGGTCCTTGGCCGGATAGCCCCAAGAATTCAGGGTCTGGCAGATGAAGGCCCGGTGAAGCTGGCCGTCGTCGCCCTTCACGTCGGTCATGGTGATGACCTGATCGACGATGCCCGGCAGTTCCAACCCGGTCTTGGCCCCGTCGATCTGGGGCACAAAGACCTTGCGGTTGAAGTCGTCCAACTTTTCGTCCAGCACGCCAACAAAGATGATGTTCTTGCCGCGGGTGTGCTGGAGGTGGGTCAACCAGCCGATCATTTCGCGGCCGTGTAGGCCATAGGCGCCACGGATGTCGGGTTTGCCAGTCTTGTCCGAGAACGCATCCGGCTGCCCGCGGCACCACTGAAAGCAGAGACGGCCTGCCACGGTGATGGAGTCAATAAAGACGGTGTCGTAGCGATCCAGGACCGTCGGGTCGCCGAAGCGCTCGCAGACGGCGTCGTAATGGGCTTGGCTGTAGGGCTGGTCGTCGCGCAAAGCCGGATTAGGCCCACCGATGAAGACGGCGAAGTCACGGCATTCGGGCCAGGTGCGCGGCCGGATGGTGTCACCCGGCCAGCCCTCGATGGCGAGGTCACCCGCCTCGAGATCCATGAACAGCGCCGTCGAATACGGCTGGCCATTGGCCAGGGTGGTGCTCGACATCAGCGTCCACAGCAGCGACGTTTTGCCGATGCCGGGCCTGCCGAAGATACAAGCCTTGATGCCACGGGGTTCCGCCAGACGTTGGTCAGCGGTGATGATGTGAAAAGACATGAGGAGCCCTCCGTTTTCAGTGATTTCTGGTTTTGCGCGGACGGGCTGATTTGATGGCGATGTAGCTGAAATCGTCATCTCCGTGGCGGCGCTGGAGTAGGTGAACTCGCTCTTCGTCCGAGGCTTGTTGCAGTCGAGCGGCAAGACCGACGAGTTTTTTGCGCATTACCTCCGGCAGGGCCTTGGTGCTGGGCATCCGGTCATGGCCGAGATGACCCCGGTAATAAATCAGGGCATCTCCCGGAGTGGCATCGGCCATCCAGTCACAGATGCCGGTTTCATCCAGTGGCAAAGC